GCAGCATCGGGCAAAGCGCCAGGCAACGTGCTATAATATGCGCTGGCTTTGAACGTGGGGAAGTGTCGGAATTGGCAGACGAGCATGACTTAGGATCATGTCCCGCAAGGGGTGGGGGTTCGAGTCCCCCCTTCCCCACCATCATTATACTCTTTTTATTTTAGCCACCTCTTTATTTTTAGAAGTACTGAAGTACTCTTGTTTTTACCTCAATCTCCCGTATCATAGTCTTGAGGGAATGTACCACAAGAAACTATCGGAGGCCAGGTCATGAAGACCGAAGCCTCCGTTTCAGAATTTCTCAATTCTCGCGATGTTAGCCCTGCTACCCTATCATGGTATAAGCAGAAACTAACCCGCTTCGCCAACTCATGCCCTGATCTTCCGGACGGTCCCGCCCCCATCGAGTCTTTTCTAGCGACCTTCAATCTCATGCCCTGGACTAAACACGCCTACTTCAGAACCCTGCGAGCTTTCTTCCGATTCATCTCCAGACGTCACAAGGTCCCCAACCCCATGGGGGACATCCTCCCCCCCCGCCGACCGAAGAAGGTCATGCCCACTCTGCAGGCACACGAGCTTATGTCCCTGCTTGCTTCCGCCTCCACACTACGAGACAGGCTGGTCCTGACTCTCTTGATTGATACCGGTGTCCGTACAGCCGAGGTAGTCAATCTTAGAAAGCAGGACGTAAATCGGCACACCATCATCGTCAATGGCAAAACTGGAGAACGTGAAGTCCCCATAAGCGAGGAAACAGCCAGGCTTTTGGCTGTTGTCGCGTCTCAGAGTCCTGATCAGTTTGTTTTTCATGGCCGCACAGGACATCTTTCAAGAAAAGGCATCTACCACATTGTAGCCAAACACATGCAGCGGGCAGGCATTTCCGGCCCTAAGTTGGGCGGCCATCGTATTCGTCACGCTTTTGGCAGAAACTATCTCATGGCCGGTGGTGACTTGCGGTCCCTGCAGAAGCTCATGGGCCACACTAATATACAGACTACGGAGCAGTATACTTCCCTAGATCTGTCGGACCTCACCGCAAAACACAATCAGTTTACCCCGCTAAAGCTGGCCCATGCTGCAGCCCAGGGAGAACTTTTCAAACAGGAAGCCCTCGAGGAAGCCGAGGCCATATTCCAAGACAGCCGAGGGGGTGAGTAATGCCGAGACGCTGGGCGACTCAGACGCGATACTGGGCTTATCGCTTCCTGGTACTCCGCGACGGCGAGGTCTGCCAGGACTGCGGCGAAATCCCGACTACACGAAATGGACTCGACATCGACCACATAGACGGCGATGAGAACAATAACGAGGAGTCGAATCTTAGACTCCTTTGTCGAAAGTGCAACGTAGCCAGGGAGAACCGCCGCAGAGCCAGGCGCCCAAGTGTCCAGGAAGAGAGAGAGAACCCCAGGACTCGGGTCCTTAAGCAGACGGTCCCCTACCACGAAGGCTCAGCGGAGATGCAGGCAAACTTCCTCTTTGAGATCGACTATCGCTCATGGCTTCTTCAGTTCGTCAGAGAGTACGGATTCATCACCAAGAAGGAAGCCATCAACGCAGGTGCAGAGACAGTCGGGTGTAATCCCACGACATCAGCTAAGTATCTTGCCAAACTCACGTCCCTTGCCGGTCCCCTCACCGAGACTAAGGACATGGTAGGAGACGTTGTCATAATCCCGAAGCCCCAACCGAACGGGAACGGGAAGGGCAACGGTCACAAGCCAGCCGCCCTGGGGAAGGAGGTCCTATGTCAGGCAAAGCCAGAGTAGACGCCGAAACCGCCCTCAGAGTCGCCACCTCGCTATGCGAGGTTTTTGAGGCCGTCGGCTTGCGCTATAGAGAACCCTGGGAGAGAGATTAAGGAGTGAAACCATGAAACTACTCAGACTCGCAGTTGAAAAGCAGGACTGGAAACTCGCAGCCCATGTTGTTGTCTACAAAGCGGCCCAGGCACTAATAGAGGGAGCAAAGCCCGATGTCAAAGAACCCCAGGGGAGCCCCAAAGGGCAACCAGAACGCTCGTAAGCACGGCTTCTATTCAAAGGTGCTGGACGAAGCTCAGCAGATGGACCTTGAGCTCGCCGAGGGCGTGAACGGCCTCGATGACGAGATCGCTTTGCTTCGGGTGAAACTCAAGTCGCTCATCGAGAAAGACCCCGAGAACCTACAGCTCATCATGCAGGCCTCTGGCACGTTAGCCCGCCTGCTTCGCACCCGCTACAACCTCGAGAAAGGACAGGGGAAAGGCATCAAGGACGCCATCGAGAAGGTATTAACCGAGGTCGCCGTACCGCTCGGCATCGCAGCCATCGCAAAGAAGCTCTAATGTTGAAACTCAGACCCTATCAAACAACCATCGCTTCTGCCATCTTAGAGAGCATTTTCTACCACCGAGGTTTGACCATATCGGTTGAGATCTCACGCCAGGGCGGGAAGAACGAGCTCAGCGCGCAGCTCGAAGTTTTACTGCTAACCCTGTACATGAACAATGGCGGGAACATCGTCAAGTGTTCCCCCACCTTCAAACCTCAGACCGTCATATCCATGCAGCGCCTAAAGGAACGTCTTAACGATTGGGGCTTTGCCGGATACTGGCGGTCCGATATGGGCTACATGATCTGGCTGATTAACGCCTGTGCCATATTTCTGTCAGCCGACGAGTCGGCTAACGTGGTCGGCAACACCGCCCACATTCTCCTTGAGGTTGACGAGTCCCAGGACGTCTCTAAGGAGAAGTACACCAAAGAGTTTAAGCCCATGGGAGCGACGACGAATGTAACCACGGTCCACTATGGCACAACCTGGGACGATTCCACACTCCTTGAGGAAGTCAAACAGACTAACCTCGAGCTGCAGCGAAAGGACGGAATCCAGCGCCATTTCCGCTACGACTGGCAAGAGGTAGCAAAATACAATCCCGCCTATCAAGCCTACGTTGAGGCGGAGAAGGCCCGGCTGGGAGCGGACCATCCGCTTTTCCTTACTCAGTATTGCCTCGTCCCCCTTAGGGGCGGAGGTCGATTGTTCACGCCCACCCACAAGGCGCAGCTGCAGGGCACTCACGCCCGCTGTTCCCACCCCGAGGCTGGGAAGGTCTATGTAGCAGGCCTGGACCTGGCTGGGGAGATTGAGCAGCAAGACGATATCCTCAAGCAAATACTCACGCCAGGGCGAGACTCTACCATCCTCACCATCGCCGAGGTGTCCCCAGGACCCGAGCCAACTTTGCATATCCTGGAACATTATGCCTGGATCGGGCGACCCCACACAGAGCTCTATCCGCAGCTCGTGGATCTGCTTAAGCATACCTGGAACTGCCAGGCCGTCGCAGTGGATTCCACCGGCATCGGTGAGCCGATCGCCGCCTTCTTGACTAAGGAGCTGGGCAGCCGAGTGATCCCGTTCAAGTTCACTCAGCAAAGCAAGTCGCAGCTGGGCTTCGGTTTGCTGGCAGCGATCAACAGCGGCAGGCTCAAGGTCTATGCCCGGGACCACAGCGACGAGTGCACCGAGTTCTGGCGCCAGGTGGATCTTGCCAGGAGCCAGTTCAGGCCTAACCAGACCATGAATTTCTTCGTCGAGCCCTCAGAGGGGCACGACGATTTCCTTATGAGCCTGGCATTGCTCGTAGAATCCGTCAGAGGCTACAAGCCCAGGACCGCTAAGGGGAGGACCGCATGACCGAGACAATAGAGCGCGACCAGGGCTGCGACCTGGCCCCCTACTGCCTTAAATGCCCCCTACCCAGGTGTCGCTATGACCTAAAGTGGAGCGGGGATCGGCGTAGTCGAGCAGCCAGAAACCGGCGAGACAGAGAGATTTTAAGACAGCGAACCGCTGCCGGCAGGGGCGTCGCTGAGCTTGCCACAGAATTCGACTTGAGCAAACGCACCATTCAACGAATTATCAGCACCGCTAAAGGGAGGGGATGTTCATGCCAGAGTCATTGATCGCCGAACTCGCAAGGAAGGACATGGAGAGAAAGGCCCGTTATAAAGACTATCTCGATTTCTACAACGGCATACAGTGGACACGGCGAACCCGGAAGGAGAAGCAGCTCACCTTTAACTATGCCAAGGTCTTCATCGACAAGACAACCTCGTATCTCATGGCCAACGCCCTGTTTGCCGCCGACCCCGTCACCGACAGCGAGGCCGACGTAGCGACCGCAGCCGCCGCCGAGAAGGCGATCGGCCAGGTTGTCATCGACAACAACCTTGAGGAACTGGACTTTGCCACTGAGATAGACACAGCGATTCTCGGGGATGGCTGCTACAAGGTGACTTGGGATGTAGTCAACAAACGAGTGAGAGTCACCGCCCCGGACGTCCAGGGCGTCTATGCTTGGTGGCAGCCAGACGACCCTTCAGTTGTCTACCAGGTGGCCTCACGCTACAAGGCTGGGGACGACTGGATAACCGAGGTCTGGACTGATAAGACGTTCGAGCTTTACACCAACGAGCTGCGCACCCTGTACCGCAAGAATCCCTACGGCTTCATTCCTTATATCGTCTTTCCCAACCTGCGCCAGCCTAAGCAGTTCTGGGGCTTGTCAGATATCCCCGACATCTCCGAAACACAGCGAGAGTTGAACCGAGCGCTGACTCAGGTCTCAACCATCCTTGAGCTTTCAGGCAACCCTATCACCGTACTTGAGAACATCGAGCACGCCGAGGATATCGCCGTGCAGCCAGGCGCGGTGTGGGAGATCCCCGAGAAGGCGAAGGCCTATCTGTTGGACCTCCTGCAGGGCGGAGGCCTGCAGCTGCATATCAACTATATCGAGCTGCTGTATAGAATCCTGCATGACACGTCTGAGTCCCCCAAAGCAGCCTACGGACGCACTGACCGAGACCTCTCAGGCATAGCCCTCGAAATCGAGCTACAGCCTCTCTTACAGAAGGTCAGACGCAAGCGCCTTATCAGGACCGTAGTCTACCGGAAGCGCAGCCAGATGATACTGCAGCTTCTGCGGATCTTCACAGGTACGGACCTGACCAAAGTCGAGCCCAGGGTAGCGTGGGGGATGGTACTTCCCCTGGATAGAGCCCGAATCGTAGGTAATGAGACCGCCCTGGTACAGGCGGGCATCCACTCACGACGCCGAGCGATGGACGAGCTGGGAGTCGAGAACCCCGAGGCCGAGCTGGAAATTTGGCTTGAGGAGCGAGAGTCAATCTTAAAGCAGAATCAGAACTATAGCGTTAAGGTCAAAGGCACAAGTGAGAGTGCTGCCACAAACCCGAGCGCTTAGTAATAAAGCAAGGAGACGACATCATGACAGACGAACAGAAGCCACAGGAAACCGAGGTCGAAGCCCTTACCCGCCAGCTTGGGGAGAGAGACCACGCTTTCGGAGCGTTGAAAGCCGAGCTTGAGAAGGCGAAGACCGACGCAGCGGCGTCCAGCGCCAGGGCAGCAACCGAGGCAGCCGCGCCGCTGACCGCCGCATTGACCGACGCCGCAGCCAGGTATCAGGCGCTCATCGTGCAGACCAACCCCGAGATACCAGCGGAGCTGATCAAGGGGAATACAGTCGCCGAGCTCGAGGCGTCGTTGGCCAGCGGCAAGGCCATCGTCCAGAAGGTAAAGGCCAACCTCGAGGCGCAAGCTCAGGCCACCCCCATCCCCGCAGGCGCCCCCCCACGCCAAGGCGTCGACCTCTCCAGCCTAAGCCCGCAGGAGAAAATCATCGTGGGCTTACAGCAGCATGACAGAGGAAAGTAAACCTATAACCAATACGAAAGGAAGGAACTGAACAATGGCATTAACACTAACCGAAGCAGCCAAACTGTCGAATGACGTCCTCTTGCAGGGCGTCATCGATTCCGTCATTTACGATAGCCCCATTCTCGCCATCCAGCCCTTCATCGAGATTGTGGGCAACGGCTTGACCTATAACCGAGTCAACGCCTACCCCACCGTCGCCTTCTACGATGTCGGCGATACCTGGACAGAAGGTACGCCAACCTTCACGCAGGTAACCGCCACCCTCAAGATCTGCGGCGGAGACGCTGATGTAGACAACTACATTAAGAAGACGCGCAGCAACATCCAGGACCTTGAGGCAGCCGTCATAGCCCTCAAGGCGCAGGCACTCGTCGACAAATTCAATGATACCTATGTCAACGGAGACACGGCGGTCGACACCAAATCCTTTATGGGCCTCGACAAGCTGTGCCCCACGGGGCAGACGCTGACCATGGGCGCCGACGGCGGCACGCTCACCCTAGACAAGCTTGACGAGATGATTGACAAAGTCAAGCCAGGCCCGCCCGACCTGCTGCTCATGAGCAAGCGTTCCAGGCGTAAGATAAGAGCGCTTTCCCGTGCCGCGGGGCAAAACATGACCATCGGGAAAGGCAAGCTTGGAGAGCCGCTCGAGTGGTACGGCGATGTACCCATCTACATAAACGACTGGGTCGCCGACAACAAGACCGTGGGCATGAGCTCCGACTGCTCTACCATCTATGCCTACAAGCTCGGAGAAGGTGCTGTCTGCGGTCTGTCGGCACCGGGTCTCATGCAAGTCGAGCGAGTCGGCAGCCTGGAGACGAAGGACGCCACCAGGACGAGGATTAAGTGGTACGTCTCACTCGCCCTGTTCTGTGAACTCTCGCTCGCCAAGCTCATCGGCGTCAGGAACTAACGAACCTAAGTCCCTCCCCCTGTACCTGCCATCCAGGGGTTGTAGGGCAATATAAGGAAAGGGGGGTAGAAGGGGGGGATGCTTTTGATTCTCCTTTCCCCATCCCCCCCAAGCCCCCCAAAACTGGGGGATTTATATACTTGACTAGCCAAATTACGTTCGGGACGCTTGGATAATGCCGATAAGCATTTGCGACACATTATCGCGGCTAATCTGGAAAACTGGAGGAAGATATGACTCTAACAACCATGATTGCAGCCGTTCGCCAAGACCTGCACGACGAGGACGCCGCCAACTATCGCTGGACGGACGCCGTGCTTACCCGACACATCGCCCACGCCCTCACCGAGTTCAGTTCCGCACTACCTGTAGAGGACACCGCGACCATCGCCACAACATCTGGTAGCCGAGACATCAGCATAGCCGCCTTAACTACCCGAGTCATGGTAGAGGCGGTTGAGTATAAGACAGGGAACTTCCCACCGAGCTACCAGCGCTTCAGTGAGTGGAAAGACACGCTCACCATCCTATCGGACGAGCTCCCTGACGGCAGCGATGCAAAGGTGTACTATGGCAAGCTTCACACCCTGGACGGCTCCGGCTCCACCATCCCCACCCAGTATGAGAACCTGGTCGCCCATGGCGCCGCAGGCTTTGCCCTCGTTGAGTGGGCAGCCTACGCCGTCAACCGAGTAAACGTCGGTGGCGCCGACACGCCCCGAACCTATCGTCTCGAAGGTGAGGCCAGGCTAAAACTATTCCGCGACGGCCTCAACAAGCTGGGGAGGCAGAGCAGAGTCAGAGTTCGTCAGCTTTACACTCCATATCAGGCGCCTGTCTCTAAATCTATCGTCATGGGCCCTTAGTCTTTAGTGGAG